CAGCAGCTTGCTGTTCACGGACACGTTGACGAAGTTCGACAGTTGACATGATGAAAGCCTCGAAGTCCCACCCCCCGTTCCATGAGTGGGCGTTATGCGGCCCTTAGAGGGCTGAACGAACGGCGTCGTCTATATCAATCAAAGCTCCACTTGACGCCTGCCTTAGCGCCGTAGGAGTCAGAGCCAGCGAACGAAAGCTCGCCATACACCGACACGTTTTCCTGGGCTTGGATGGAAGCGCCTGCCTTACCAGACAGGACAAGCTCGTCATCTTCAGGCAGGCTTTGAATTTGTGGGCCACCTTGTACATACCACGAATAGGCACCGCTAGCGCCTTCAATTCCGTAGTGGATGTCTGTAACTGTGGACTGCAGTTCGCCAGGACCGGTATAAGCCTGATTGGCTTCAACGTTCACATAGCCGGCATGTGCGCCTTGTGCAGCTCCCAGCAGGAGACCAGCGAGAATAATAGATTTCATGTAAGGGTTACTTTTTTTTCTTTTTTTTGGGAAACCCTGCTTTCATGTTGGCGTAAGCCTTAGCAGAGATAGTGGACTTTTTTTTAGAGCGGGAAGTGCCTGCCTTCTTACGCTTATTGATGTTGCGATACAGGCTCATTTTTTCTTACCGCCTTTCTTTTTCTTTTTAGGAGGACGGCCCACCTTCGAGCCGTATGTACCTTTGCCGTAGGGCATTACTCAAGTTCTGAAAGTTCCAGTACGCCACTGGTAGAGGCGTTGCGGATAACTGCGATGTTTGCCCCTTCTGGAATGCGGAGTTCCAGGCGCTCACCACTTGCAATGAAATGGCTAGACGCAGAAGCGGTTTGAGCGGAGGTGCCAACGCTGAAACGGATGTCAGCGCCCACGGCTCGAATAGAGACGCGGGAGACAGTAGAGGTGAGTGCGGTATTAGCAGAGCTAGCGCCGGCAGCGAGTTGGCGTGCGGTGCCCACCATCCGGTAGGGCTCCACAAATCGACTGGAGTTCTCGCCCCGGTAAATCGTATGAGTTGTGGCAGTCATTAGAAGAGATCAGGGGATGCACGCAGACGTTCTTCAACATCAGATCGGAACGCGTGGTCGGTTTCGTAAAGGGGATTGGCAATATCGCGGGCGAGTTCTGCCTGGCTTCGGTACGGCTTGACAGCAGTAGTGGATGCCTTGCCAGTGACAAGGTTTCCCTCAAAGCCTTCGGCTGCTTTGTAGCGGCTGCTGAGAGCTTCAACAGCAAACTTCATAGCGGGTACGTTGCCTGAGTTGGTGACGTTATTAAATGCATCAATTTCATCTGCAGGCAGGTTGTTAGCTGCCCAGGTGACCATGGACTCATATTCGGACTCACCCCCAGCAATGCCTTTTAGCATGTCAATCTGGGCTTGTTCGACTTGGACCTGTTCAACTTGCTGTGCAGACTTTGTGTAGTACTGCATATAAGCCTTGATCAGATCCTTTGAATCCATCTTAGAAAGTTCTTCGATGGCCTCATCAGAGATCTTGCCATCAGCCGTGTACTGCTCAGCAGCACGGTTCATGACTTGCTCAGCTTCGGTGTATTCAACCTCTGCTGTCTCTTCAGTTTCCTGTTCCTCAGGTTCGTCAGCAGACTCCACATCTTCGGAATCCTCCTGTTTGCCTTTCATCTTCTCTAGCTCCTGGTAAGCCTTGAGAAGCTCTTCCTGAGAACGGAACTTACCTCCGATCAGTTCAACGTTTTCGTTTTCACGATCTTGCTGGCCCCACTCAGCTTGGCGATCTTCCTCCTGAGCTTGCAGGATCTTTTCGCCTTGGGCGAGAGCCGCAGCCTCAGCATCTTGCTGTTCTTTAGTAGGACCTTCAGTCGGGTCAAATTGGACAGTAGCCATAAATTAGTGAAAAGTAGTGCGGACACCACCGAATCCGGGGGTGACTTTTTTGGATTTGCTGTATTTGCCAGACGTGTCGGCAGAGGGTCCACCGATCAGAGGTCTTAGTTCTTTGGTGACGGCCTTTGTACTTAGCCCTTGTGCTACTTCAAGAGGTAGCCACGCATCATTAACCGAAGGGGCTTCCTCCGGTGACTTGCTGGAGGGTTTCGGGGTTTTGTTTGAGGTCATTTGCGAAATCTTCTGCCATTGGCGTCTTGGCTAGTTGACCCGCTTGATTGATGAGAGATGCCTGCATCATGTCGTTCTTAGCCTGGTCGGCTTCGGCGGCCATGGTTTCAGGGCTCTTGATCAGGTTCAACGTGTCAATGCCGCTTGCTGCTGCAAGACGCTTCAGGAATTCAGTCGGGTCGATAAAGGTCTGAAGGGCTTCTGGACCCATACCTTGTGCAACCGTCTGGATGAACTCCATCAACGCCTGGCGGTCTTGGCCGCGACCAACGCCGTTAAGTCCAGCAACAACAATGGGCTGCACCAAACCTTTGGGGAGGGTCGGAACAGACTTTTTACGTTGCAGCTGATGCAGCTTCCTGTTGAGGTAGGGCTGCAGCAATTCCTGAGTCAGGTTGCCCAGCACACCAGAGAGTTGTTCATTGAGTTCTTGCGCAACCATCTGAATTTCAGTGCTGGTTGTGCGCTCACTCTTCCGAGGTTGCAGGATGAGGAAAGCATCAGACAAACGTGTAGTCAGATCTTGAATCATCTGCATACAAGTCTGGAAGTCTGCTGTCTTACCCACGTTCACCACGCCCACATCCTCAGCACGGCCAGAAATAATCGCACCGTTCTGAGCACGGGCAATTGATTGAGGCTTAGTAGGAGATGCAGGGTTGACCGTGAATATAACTTTCGCCGCTGCACTACTGCCTTCGACAAGAGCTTGCATCAGTCCGTCGAGAGACTTTAGATCCGGCAAATACTCCTCAACTCTGCTGCGACCGTAGGGTTCACCATCCACCACATTCCAGCGAAGTGGAATCCATGGCGTGATGTTGGCTGGTGAGGAACCTTGTGAACCTTTGATCACACGGCCATCGGCTTCCTGATGCCAACGCCATTGGCCATTGTTGAATTTAGCGCAGGTATAAACATCTACGCCTTCAGTATCGCTGACACCAGCGACACCAAATTTAGGACCGTCTTCACCGACAGCGTTGACGTTCTTGCCGTCTAAGGCTGGTGTGTGAAACTCCTCAGGCAGGAGCGTTCGGTGAACACTTTCTTTTGTAATTAGTTCGATAGGGTTGCCATCACCATCACGGTTGATGACATACCTGTCCAGCGGATAAACCTTAAGTGATTTTTTCCCGGCAAAGAGAAGGACGTTGCCTGTGACAATCAGATGCTTCATTGCTGAGTGCAGCTGAATCCGATCAGCTGTCTCCGCGATTTGCTGCATGATGATTTTCTCCATCTTGGACAGAGAAAGATCAACCTCAGAGCGAATCTCGGGCGTCAGATCAGGGACACTCGCAAGTTCTGCGTCATTGATGCTGAGCTTAAAAAAGCTCGTATTTACGGGAAAAAGTTGAAGCATGACCTTCGAGGCCAGGCTTGAAACACCCTTGGCTCCGACGCTTTGCCACGGCATGGGGAGACGCTCACCCTTCGCCAAGCCTTCGTCAGTAAGAAGGTATGGCAGGGTGAACGCTGCGCATTGTCGAGCTGCGTCGAGGAAGTGAGTTCGTTCCGCTGTCAGGCTTTGGTAGCGAGACAGAGCTTGTTCCATCAACCTTTAGGAATGTTCAGTGCGCCTTTCTTGCGGCTCTTGCCACCAGTTCCAACGGTGGAGCTAGGGGTATTGCCTTCCAAGAAAGTCGGCTTAATACGCAGTTCGCCCAAACCGGAGGACTGCTGCTGCAACGTCTTGCGCTTAGAAGCTTTCTTACGCAGACGAGTTGCGTCTTCTGCCTTAGCACCTGCAGCAACCGGATCAGTCAGAGCCGGCGGCGGTGCAGGGGCAGGGGGCATGATTACAGGCGCAGCAGCCGGCGGTGGCGGAGTAGTTTTTACAGTTTCAGCAGGGGCCGGATCACCGCCACCTGTATCGGCGACAGTATTGTTGGTTTGAGGTGGATCGGGGTATTCAATTTTAGGGGCCTTAGGTGGGCACATTATCTTTCAGTGAATAAAGGTATTCAACTACGCTTCGTTGCCCAGACTTATACATAACAGTTGCTAAGTCATCTGATGGAAGCGGGTGGTGATGTGGATAAATACCTTCCAGCTCCCCAATCAATTGATCAAGGAATGCCTGACCGCCAAACACATCTTGTGGGGACAGGTCAGCCATAAGCGGGAAGGTCGATGTTACTAGCTTCAAAAAACGCAGGCATACGGGCTCGCTGCGTGTCGGCAAGTTCTTCTGCTTTACCGCGCTCATACAGAGAGTCTGACGAACGCATCCAGAAGTCTTTACAGAGATGTTTGTTAGAGCTAATTCCAAGCTCATCCATAACCCAGGCGACAGTAGCTCGACGCAGACGGTTCAGATTCTTAGTGCTCTTGAGTCCAAGATCATGGCAAACCATCCCATGGAGAAGTACGTGAGTTTGCTCGTCTCGTGACACGTCCGCTTGTAGAGAGCGTAGGCCGATATCTCCGCAAAAACGGTAAAAAGGTAAGAGAACAAAGAAGACAGAACGCTCTAGCACACTGGCTTTGAGCAGTGGATGCTCGGGGGCTTCAAGCCACGCCTTGCGGATATTTTCAGCCTCCCTTTCAGCGGACTCGTCAACGCCATGAGCATTAACAATATAAGAGAAACCCAGATCATGATTGTCTTCATCAGCCATGTTGCTAAGGAGAGCTTCCCTAACGCCGGGTTTGTTTGGCAGGTCTTTCTCCAGACCTTCTGTCAGAAATTCCTTGACAGGAATCTCAAGGTTGCGGAGGGCAAGTGCCCTCATAATTGTTGCTTCAGAGCCAGGCAAGAAAGTACCTTTGCTTGTCTGCACTGGGGTCCATTTCCGCTTGCGGGAAACGATTGCTTCGTAGGAGTTGGTGAATTTCATTCAGCGCAGGAAACGCAAAAGTCTTCAGTATCTTGTGTAAAGTTAAAAATATCTGCATAGTCGTCATCGAGTAGGTCTGTCACGTCATCCTTGCGGAGCGTGTCAGGGGCAACTTGCAGTGCGTAGTACAAGCTGCTTTGTGGGCTATCCAGCCACTCCTGTACAAACTCATAGTTGTACTCAATCATGTCGCTCCAATGGTTTAGTGAATAGCCATGGAACAGACCGGTGTCGTCCATCAGGCCGACAAGGCCGTCAGCAACCTCACGGAAGACTGGGTAAGTAACTTCCGAGGCAATCTCCACAGGACCGTAGTCAACGCTGAGCACGCCCTGCGTCCCTGAGTCTCGGTCTACTAGCCGAGAGATTGGTGGAGCAATCTCAGGGCAGGTGGTGTAACCGAGCGGATCCTTGTAGCGGAAAGAGCAACTAGCTGTAGGGGCGATGGTGAAACATCGATCCATGTTGTAGCTGCGAGCCACGTTTGCTGCCTCATTGATGGCACGCTCAAAGCAGCGAGCGAGCTTGTAGGCAGGTGTGATCTCAGCAGCCTCACCAGCACGCAGAGCTGACAGAGCTTTGCCGAAGTCTGCGTAGGTGATGTCCAAGCGAGCAAGCATGTTGGCTAGGCCAAGAATGCCTAGGCCGACTTGTCGATCCTCTGCAGGAGACAAATACATACCGTCCTTATCCACTCCTGTTTTGCCGTGCAATTCGCACAGCTCAGTCATGCCTTGGACAAACGCCTCTTCCAGTTCCTCAGGTTCACATTGCGATGCATTTATGTGCTGCAAAAGACAAGTGCCCCGGCTCTTAAGTGCAACTTCCAAGCAAACATTAAACCGGATTCTTTCACCATGTTGGTCATACTTAATCTTGGCCAACCAGATGTCACCGGTCTGCATCTTGTGCAGCAAAGCATCACGAATATGCTCAGGACAGTTGTCCCACATTTCCTGATTCAGATTGACACACCGTTTGATCCAGGGCAGCTCAGCACGAGGGGCGTTGATGAACTCCAGAATGTCTGGGTGGTCGAGCGTAATGTGACCAACAATCGCGCCCCCTTTATAAACACCTCCGCGACGAAGAGTTTCGTTGAGGACGCTATAAATTTTGAGGAAACTTACAGGACCCGAAGCGCACAAGCCGTGTGAGTTAGTTGTGCCTTTGGGCCTGAGTCGGTCAACATGGACTGCCACGCCGGCTGCATTTCGCAGGGCGTATGAGGCGAACAACCAGCTCTGCTCAATGGAGTCTCGGCCTTCCTGAACCGAGTCTTCCACGTCGATAATTGTGCATGAAACCGGCAAGCGATGTGTCGGGTTATCGATCCAATCTTGTACACGTCCAGTGCGGGCAATCCATTTGTTAGTCATCAGATACAGTCGTCGAGATAGGGTGGGAGATAGTTAGGACCTTTTTGAACTTTGCCTTCACTGTTTTTGACAGGCTTGCCGTCAACCAGCTTGGACATATTGGACTTGTGAACTCGGTCCAGAGCTTCGTCAAGCTCCCAGCCTGCGGCTGCGCTGAACTGGAAGATCACGTAAGCAAGATCTGCCAGCTCCTTTAAGCAATGGAGTTTGGCGCGAGGGTGTTTGTATTTCATGGCCTCGGTGTAGGCCTCGATGAACTCCTTAAACTCCTCAACAATGAGGTTTTTCTGGAGGTCAAGAACGGACGGGGTAAAGCAGCCAGTGGGTTGATCCATGGCAACCCGAAACTGCAAGGCTTGTCCCAGGAAATCAGGCGGCGGTGTCATCAATGGTGCGTTGAAGTAGTTGAATTTTTTTGGTCAGATATGCGCGAGCTTTGAGGAGGTCGTCCATTGCATCCTCCCCAGGTTTGCGGCCTGCCCTGGAAATGTATTTGCATACATTGCCGAGAAAGTAATCAAGCTCCTGAGCTGCGATGTAATCCCAGGTTTCAATACCAGTCTGGTAGTGCTCAGGTGAAAACTTATTCATTGATTGCGGTGAGTTCGTTTTCAATTTTTTGTAGAAATTCATCCATCCATGGGTGCCATAGCTGGACGGTGGTCGGTGCTGGTGCATACATGCGCCGTCGAATCAAGTAAGAGCGCATCATTTCGAGTTCACGCTCCGTCAACCTCATTCCAAGTTCCTGTCTTGACGAGGTTTGAAAGGGTGTTCTGCAGCATGAAGACCTGCTTTTGCAATGAATGCGTTAAAAGCTCCACGTCTTCTCGCGGAGAACTCTTTACTGCGTCTTCGAGAACTCGCAGCTTTAGCTGCTGCTCCATTGTCAGCGTCAAAATTGGTGGAGGAATCATGGATTGAAGAGGATTGGTTTTTGATGTTCACCATCCCAATCAGACGCCTGAAGAATCCGGGCAAGGCGGAGGTTGCGTAACGCGTCTTCAGGTGTTTGCCCAGCTTTTTCAAAAGCAGCAAGCACAGCGCTCCAGTAATCACCATCTTTGACTTGATCAAGGATCTTGTTTGCTTTGACGGGGCCACAGCCCTTAGCGCCGGGATAGTTGTCGCTTTGATCGCCAGTGAGACACTGGAAATAGAAGTGGCGCTCAGCGTCTTCAGGCGATTGAGTGAACTCATCTTTGTAGTTGTAGATGCGGCAGGGGATTTGCAGTAAGTCCTTGTCAGGTGAAACAAGGACAAAGTTTTCCAGCGATCCGTTGGTGGCTACGATTCCACAAACATCATCAGCTTCGAGCCCTGGTTTGATGAGAGACGGATAGGTCTCCATAGCCCACAGCTTCAATTTCTTGTAGCCAGCAGGCTTCATCTTTCCGACACGGTTGCCCTTGTAGTCAGGGTCTATGTTTTTGCGAAAGTTCTTGATGTCAGTAAAGCAAAGAAGAACTTTGTCGGTGTCGAATCTTTGGAAGAGATTGTCAAGCTCTCGCTTAAATAATTTCTTACCTTCACTAAAAGATCCAGTGATGACAGTGGTATCAGCGTCGAACATAAGTTCTTGCTGTACTGCTGCCGCCGTTCTAAATAAATTAAAATCGGCGTCAAGTAGCAGGGTTGTAGGGTTCATAAGTGAACGGGTGTGCAGACTTGTCCCAGAAATTGGACAACTCTTTTGGATAGCGGTTATGAATCCACTTGACTCGCCAAGTGGTTATATCTCCCTGAGGTATTACTAGGACGGGAATCACAGGGTCTTTGACCTTATCTGTGTTGCCAAACCAAGAGCCTTTTTTATTGGGTCGAGCCAGCTTTACGTCAAGCTGATAGCTGTTCCCATTTGGCAGCAACATGATGATGTCTGTTGCGCCAGTGCAGTTGAGGTTGCGATAAACCTCAGCACCTTTCCAGGCTGCTAGGAGTCCTACCCAGTGCTCAGCAATATCGCCGAGACGGGAAGGGCTAGTGGCAATCCGCCCATGTGTTTCCGATTTGAGCTTCCGCGTCAAGCTCACACTTGACTGGAACGTACTTTGCAACATGCTTTATAGCTTTAGTGATAATTGACGCCGCCTTCTCTGCATGGTCTGGGTGAACAGAAAATTGCATTTCGTCGTGGATAAATCCCATTTGGAAATAATCGATATTCGCTTCGCGCAAATGCTCATTCGCTTTGACCAGCCAAATTTTGCAGACGATTGCTCCCGCGCTCTGGCATAGCCAATTGAGCGCTACGTGAGGTTTGCCGCACAATCTGAGTGGTCTTCCGTCTAAGGCTTTGAGAACCCCAGTACGCGAACGTTCAGATAAAGCAGCGCTAAGCTCGGAGAACCCCGCCAGATTTTGAAGAACCTTGCCTCGTATTTCTTTGCCTTTTCGAGCTGCATCTTTAGGCCCACACCCAGCAGCCAGACCAAGGCGATAATTGCCCCCACCATAGATAAGACAATATGTTGTCCGCTTCGAGCTAGCTCTGTCAGCCGATCCATAGATTTTTCCAAGGTGTGTGTGGATGTCGCCTTCGACAACTTCCCGTGCAAACTTGCCGCCATCAAAGGGATGGAGGTACGAACCGAGTATTCTCAATTCGAGTCCTGATGCATCACAACCGACCTCTACTCTTCCTTTGCCAGGATGAAATAGTTCTCGGTATTCTTTAGCACTGGGAACTTGACTTAGGTTGGGACGTAGGTGAACTTGTCGAAATGTATTTGTATTCATGACGCAAGAATGATGGATCCTGCTGTCACTCTTTACACGTTTGAGCCAGGCGTTCTGCCCCTCAGATAGCATTCCGAGATGCTTCTGAAGTTCTAGGATTCGAGCAAACTTTTTAGATTCCTCAGTGCCAATTGCGAACAGCACCGATTCATCAATCTTTGCTCTGCCTGTCTCTGTCTTTTCAGTTGGTTCCCAGCCCCTAAACGTCTCGAAGGCAAATGCAATGTGCTGTCTAGAGCAGGGATTGAAGTCTTTGAGACGGGTAAAGGCAGCACCTGTGACGTAACCACGAGTGCTGTTGTCACGCTTTGGGACAAAGGGACCTCCATCGACATAGTGAAACGTGCCGCGCATTTCATCGCTGAGCTTTTCGAGTTCGCGCCGTAGCTTGTCCTCTAGTACCTGGGCCTTCTCAATGTCGAAGGGCCAGCCATTCTTTTCTTGCCAAGCCATGATGGCCGCGACTTTATGTTCGAGGTCAATGGCCGGCTGGTATTGCTCTAGCTTTGGCTGGAAGATCTTGGTTAGCTCTGTCAAAACGCGAACGTCTTGGCAGCAATACTCAAGCATCTCAGGTGTGTAAACACTGAAGTCCTTATCAACAGACTTCATGTATTCACTCTTGTACTCACCGATTCGATAGCCCCATGCTTCCAGGCTGTGCCGGGAATACATTTGAGCAGGCATGTTCGGCGGCTTGCTTCTAAAGTCCCGATCTAAAAGATCAGGAAAGAAGAGCCTAGACAACAGCAATGTGTCATAGAGCTTGCCCTCCATTTTGAAGAATGGGTAGAGCTTTTTGATGACAGGGATGTCGAACATGGATCCGTTGTGCATCCATACTTCGTCAGCTGTAGCAAGAACATTCAATCCAGTAGTGAGACTTTCATGTTGTCCGCTGTCGTCATACTTGTACAACTCTCCTGTATCAATGTTTTGAGTGACAAGACAGTGAATGACTTTGGCATCGATGTCATCAGTTTCGATGTCAGCCGATAGGCGTGTGATCATGACGGTTTTTGAGGATTGCGGTTAAAGCCTTTTCCCACCAATCTTCGGTGAGATGTTTGACACCAACCTTGCGGCCGATCTCATCAGATCCTTTATCCAATACCAGAACAGTTGGATACATCTTGAGGTCGTAGGATGCAACCAAGGCTGAGTGGTATTCCTTCTGCATAACAGTAACCAAGCCATAGAATGCATCATTTTTTTCTAATACATTGTTGAGATTGATTAGCGCTGTTTCGCAGGGTTTGCATCCTTCTTTTTTGAAGAACACAAGCTTCCAAGGCTTAGAAGGCGTAACCTTCAGGCTGATCATTTGTTGTTGAGGTGCTAGTGGGGATTTCAGATAGACGCCCAGTGTCTGCGCAGTAACTAAGTACTGAGCAAGGTCCTGTGGATCCGTTGAATCTGTTTTTCAAACATGTCACTTCAGATGTAGTTTCACCTGAGCTAATGTTCCTGGTTATACTTAATA